AGTCGCCGACGGCCAAACCCGAAGGTTTTGTAATAATACAGTTCGCAGAGTTTGCGCCTGGGCTGGCCCCAACGGACCGTAATGAAATATCCAAGTAAACTCCTTACGCGTTCAGGTCTAGGTCCATATCGGTCAGGGTATAGGTTCCCTGTGCAGTAAACGCCTCGTTTGTAACATCTGCCGACCCATAAAATGTTCCCGTTGTAAGTGCCGACCATAAGCCAACATAGGAAACCGTCGTAGAGGCGGGAACATCAAATACGGGCACGTTAGAATCATCCATCGTCCCTGAACCTGCCGCGTTCCACGTGATTGACTTCCTGGCATAGGCCGGAGAGCCACCCGTGATCTCGTTCGTCCCGCTATCTCCGGGGTCTGCCGTGTGAAGTGAGGCATAAATAGCAAGCGTTCCAAGTGCATTGAGCATTGCATTTTTACCCAATGTGCTATAAGGCATTTAATCCTCCATTAAGAATAAATATAACTAAGTCTTGCCGACCATTGTTTATCGAAATTCTGAGTCCCGCTGGCCCAGGCAATAATAAGTCCAGAAGTACTATCTATTGTCTTGATGCGCCAAACATGATCGTCATCACCCGATCCCGTCGCCGCCTCCCCGATATAGGATATGGTCGCGCTGTATTCGTCCATCTTCATGGTATAAACGGGCAATTCCGTAGATACCACCCCCGTCACCGTAAGGGTCGGATTCAAAATCGTAACACCTTGATTGGCCGATTCGGTTGACCTATTATATAAATTAAAAGTTTCAGACATTAGATTACCCTCAATAGAACGTTTTTAATCCATTCATAAATACGTCTGAAAAATCCCATCTTCCGCCACGCCCCCATGCGGAAAGTAGGCATGCAAACAAGTTCGCCATAGGGTCGCTGAACTTGTTCATGGTTATGTAAAATAAGCATTATTCTGTTTTAAGATGGACATTGACCGAAAACGTAAATGTCGGTGTATCCGTCCCGCCAATCACATAAAACAACGCCATCTTTTCATCTATTCCGTGCGCCACATATCCGACATCCGTTCCCGCCCCAGTTTTTTGACTGAACGTAGCTAGAATAAACCATTTACTACTTAGTGGATCATAAACCTTAATGGTCAAATCAAGTGTCGGGTTTGTCCCGGTTGCCGCCGTAATATCAAGAAAGATAATCGCTTCTTTATCGTATTTGGTAATGATCGGGGTAGCGGAAGTGTCCCCGCTAGCACCAATCGTGCCCGAGAACAATCTGTCGGTATGGCTAATCATTTAGTATGTGTAATCACCTATCGTTATCTTGGTATCCAACTATTCAACCTTGTCTATCTGATGTTGCCGAAAAGACGTTTCCTTGTCTATTCCCTCTTTCTTTGCTATCCGTTCTAAAAACTCACATTTATCGGCCTGTTCTTCGGTAAGTCCAGCCCCACCCCATCCTTCATCTTTCAACATCTTGTGGTAATCACTTCGGCCCCGACTTTTAAGTTTAGAACGGATTATAAGAGTCAATCCCATTGAGTTCTCCATAAAATCGGGCAGGGGGCCTTTCGGCCCCCGTACCCTAAAATCATCAGGCTCCCAAAATGTTGAAGTAAATGTGTGCGAATCCAACCCCGTTTAGGGTCATATTGGATGCAATCGTAGCCGTAACACTGCCGAGATAGCAATCAGAAACCAACCCAGTAGATGCAGAGCCAAATTGAATATACAGATTTGGAGAACCACCCGTTGGAAGAACGTGATTGAACCTACAATGGTCAATCAAGATTCTCTTGACCTGAGTGCCTTGAATGTCGCATTTGGCAGAAGCAACAAGAACACTAAAATCACAATTACGGATAACCGTATCGGTTGACAAGTCGTTACTGGAAAGGAACTTTATCCCTATTGCGTGTCCACTGAAATTACAGTTAATGATGTTGTCATAGGACCCAGACTCAATCTGTAATGAATATCCTGCCCCTGCATCGACGTTTCTAAACCAAATATTGTAATAGGTATTGCCATAGGCTTGGGTTACAGTATCATTCAAAAATGATTGAGTAACCAAGCCGGTCGTAGAAGACCCTGGTTTAATGCCAAAATTCTCAAATGTGGTATATGGGGCATTAACCGTAAAAACTGGACTACCGGCAGTCGTTCCACCTTGAAGACAAGTACGGGATGCCGCAGAAGTCCCAACCCCCGTCCCAGTCCCAATCAAAGAAAGACCATATTTAGTATAGGGAATCGTCCAGTTGGTAGCCGCCACCTTCGGGGTAATGTCCCCTGGATCGCCGCCCCAATAAGGACCAGCCCCTTGGGTTCCAAGTTCGGGACGTCTCGGACGAATGTAAATTACATCATTTATAGTCGCCAGAGAAATCGCCGTGTCTAAATATTTGCAAGCATAACCCGGACTTAATCCACCCGCACCGTCAGTTCCATTGTCATAATCAACAAAATAAACCTTGCTTCCCCACATACCTTCGTAGCGACCCCCACCTACGGGCATGCCCCCATACTGAAAAACACCATCAGGAAATGTACTCAATTTAAATCTCCCAGACGAAAGTACGACTTGTCGCTCGTGAGTCCTTTCTGTCTGTGGTAAATGGGGAACGCCCTTGGCGGCATCCCCCGTTTCTTTCTTCTAAGGTATCCAAGAACCTAACTAATCAAAATCAGACGTTGCCAACATACACGCAACGAGGATCACCGACTCCGTAAGTAAAGTACTGGAGGGAGTCAACAATCGTATCGCGTGTCTGATCGGGCGAATCCTTAACCTTCAAATCCGGTTCCATCGCCGTCCAAACATTCACGTCAAAGTTCTCGTCGTTCTTGGCAAGAACACCCCACGCCGTAGTAGAAGTCAGGCGGTGGTACACGAATGTCTTGAGGTTCCAATCCGGGAATACGTTGATCGTGTTGGACATTTCACCCGACACGTTATCAGACCGCAGAATCTTGGCCGACGAAATCCTCAAACTGTAGTTTACATACAGCGTATCGGGTTTGGCAGTCATAATCTGTGCCTGATCGTCATACAAATAATCAAAATAGTTCAACGCGGATTCAAGGGCCGCGTTGCTCAAGGCCGCAGACAGAATGTTGGTGTACGTTGTACCGGCATCGTCCAGACAATGCTGACCGGACTGACCGATAACATGACCATCATAGGTCGTGGCATAGGTACTAGCCGTAACGTTATTCCAAACCTTCGCCAATTCAACATCCTTGGTCTCAACCTGAGACTTTTTCAGACTCTTCGTGAACTTCTCCATGAGTCCCCACTTATTGAACCGTTTCATGCGATCCGTAATGCGGAACCCGAGGCCGAAACTCTTCTGAGTCCAGTCCTTCGTCCCACCATACTTAGGAGCATAGATGGGAATACCTTCGCCTTCAGCTACCTCGGCACCGAGGGGCAGTCCGGCCATCCTTAATTTCCGAATATATTCCTCATTTGAAGTCTGAGTTTTGAACATATTCGGGTACTCTTTAAGTGCCTCTCTGTCGGTATTGTCGAAAATACCCTCAATCAACTTCTTAAAGAGTTCCTTATTGCTAGAACCATCCCAATTTACGCGAATAATTGAATCACTCATTGTTCATCTCCTTAGTCAGCGGCCCCGTTACCCTGAATGGCCGTGGACTTCCAGCAGAAGAGAACTCTACCCAACGACTTCACCCCATCTCTCGGGTCCAAATCGACAATCCTAACCAACGTATTGGTTGCTTCACCCAGGTCAACGGACATACTGCCGGATGTGATATTTAATCCGTAGTTTTGTCCGACATACGCATTTGAGGTTGTATCATCAAATTCACCAACCCACACCGTTTTAGGATCGGCAAGATAAATCGGAACAACCGCACTGGCAACTGCATTGTCGGCGGCGGCCACACCAAAAATACTACAAACCACCGAGCCACTAGCCGCCTTAGTGACAAGTCCAGAATTCAAATAAATCGCATCTCCCTTAACAAAGTTCCCCGTACTGGCAAGGGAAGGAAGATGTCTGGTGACAACACCAATTGTATCAAGGGGTTGAAAACCCATCGTCGACATAATTTCCTCCGAATCTTATTTTTCGGCGGAAACGACTCAAACCATATCTTTTAATTGATCTTTGGAAAAACCCAACTTCTCTCCGGTCTCATCATCCACTACGGAATTAACAAACGCATCCCGCGTCCTCTTTGGAGCCTTATTCGATCTGTCAATGTCTCTGGCCCGACGCTTGAGCCACGCGCCAAAATCGCACTTCATCAAAATCGCGTCCTTGAAAACATAGTGCCCCTCAGAATTGCGGGTTGCCCCTTCCGGGTAATACGGGTCATCCTTGGTCACGAAATCATATCCCATGCCGAAATATGTCTGTACCCCGGAAGAATCCCCGTCTGGATCGGAATGACCGATCTTGTCTAATGCCGCCCACTCAAACTTATAGGGTGGACGCGTTTGGGCATCCCTGTAATCCGCATCTGCAATATAGACCCTCTTCTTGAAAACGAACCTATTCTTTTTCTTGTCGGATTTTTCCTCGTCAATCACGGAACGGTTAAGGTCAACTATGTGAATGTCTTTAAGAAATTCAGCCATATTACTTTTTCTCCTTGCCGCCCCGGAGTGCCTCCGCCGCTTGTTCTCTGTTTTTAATCCCTGCGGCGGCCCCCAGATTCCGAATCATGGCATCTGCCCCTTCATCGAAATCCGGCATGGTTCCACCGCCCCCAAAATCCTTTACCTGAGCAGAAACCTCTCCGAATGGCGCACTTACCGGTTGTGTCTTGGGTTTAACCACCTTGTCGTATTCCTTACGTTTCAGGCGAATAATCTGAGCCGCAGTTTCCCACGTCTCCTCATCCCGCAAATCCTCAATGGACATTTTACCGCCCATGAATGTCTGCTGGACAAGGTTCTCTACTGCCGGTTCAATCCCTTCGTAGAGTGAGTCTTTCTTTGAAAATACCTTGTCGCGCCCCTTGGCGTAACTGGATACGGCCCTTTCCCAATTCATCTTTTGTTCGTACTGTTGTCGAACCGCCTCACGATTATCAAGTTCGGCCTGAAGTCTCCTGTCAACAAGTGTATTAACACTCGTAACCGGCCTCTCATAGTCAAACTGTTTCTCGTCCGGCGGTTGGTAACTCGGTTGCTGAGGAAAATATTGCGGTTGCACGTACTCCCTCTGCCTTCGATCCTGCTCAAGTGCCAAACGCTGTTCTTCCCTAGACCTCACGATCTCGTTGCGCAGGTCTCCGATGTCGTTTCCCTGCTTGGAAATCATAGTTTCCTGGTTCTTCAGCATCGAGACAAGTTCTTCTGGGGATTTCCCCGTCCACTTGTCCTCGGCCTTTGGCGTTGTGTCTGGGGCGGTAACAGTTGCTACCGGTGTCCCTTCTTCTTCAGCCATACTCTATTTACTCCTTTATTCATCAGGGGATTTCTCTATCCCCGTCAAATCGCGTGGTAATCTCATAATCCTATCTATTGAAAATATGCTCCCTTGAGCCTTTGCAATCTCCCTCTCCACGGACTCTTTCTCAAGCGTCTGTGAATAGTATTTCCTATGGCCCCGTATAGCCTTCAAGAATTCATCCCAGAAGGTAGTCTGTTCAATGCCGGATAGTTCCTGGGCCATCTTCCTCTTGAGTGCGTCGTCCATGTCATTGTCCTTGCGGCATGAGCATTTGTTCCGGCGATGCGAGTGGGGCGTTCTGTGGTATCTCCTGCGGGGGTGGCCCCTGTTGCTGGCCCTGTTGTTGCGCCTGCGCCTCCTGCTGTTGTTGTGCGATGATATCTGCCGATTGTTGAATCATCTTCTCTGTGTCAATCACCTCGGTAACATCCATAATCAAGTTTTTGGAATCTTTCATGTCTGGAAAATTTTCCAAAATTTTATTGAGAATTAGAACACTCTTATTTGAACCGTCAATCAGAACTCTCTTGAAATCACTCGGGACTTGCGGCGACGTTATCATTTGCGCCATCCCGCCGATCTTCGTCATAAAGTCACTTAGAAGTTGATATACCTGCATGAAGATTTCGCGCCGAACCTCTTTATTCAAGAGTTCGGAGGAGGCCGCCAGTTCAATCTCGAACGCATCCCTGATATATTCCACCGGGAATTGAACCGTCCTCGTCTCCGGCATTCCCTTATCGCCCGCCTTGTGATATTCAAAGTTGGGTTGATACTGGGCGATGAACTCAAGAATTTTATATCCGAGTTCCGTGATACAATCGCGCAAGTTGTCGGTTCCGAAGGCGAACTTCTTATTCGTCTCTTCCTGTTGTGCGAATGTGTCCTTAGCTACCGGCCTCTCTGCCGTCGAGATTCCCAAGGATATGGGCGTGACCCCCACGGCCCTGTCCATCATCGAAACAATCCATTGGATTTCATTCGACAGCGAAATCGTCACGTCGCTGAACCTGAACTCCTGAACGGCATCTTTAGGGGTGTCGGCGAGGGGATAGACGCGACCCGGCGTAAGCGACTTAACACCATCAAGTCCGCAACCCTCCCTAGTGAATAGGATCGGCGCGTTAATCTGGGTAACGCGGTCAATCATTTGGTTCACCAGTGTATCTAAAGTGACCTGGAGGTGTTCAAGAATCTGAACTATACCCTCGCCGTCGAAACTAAATTCTTTCGGATAGAAGATAAACTTCGTGTACGGGCGCATCCCCGAGAACAGGGGCGCGTATATCCCCCTTAAAATCTGACCGCTGGACGGATGATAGACAACCATGATGTCATCCTCCTCCCCGTCCTCATCAACGTCATACCTTAACCAGAGTTTCCACAGTTCGTATGGATCGGTATAGGGAACCGTATCAAGCTCCTTCTTGTCAATGGTCGCCCGACCCTTCCGTTGATCGCTATACTGGTCCGGGGCCGTAATCTTCCCTACCGGTTCCTTGTCATATAAATCCTGCCGAACCCTGGATTCGAGTTGTGTTTTGCGCAGATAAAACCTATTTCCGACCAAATAGGCATCCTCAATCTCCGTGGCATCCGACGACAGGATGAAATCTTCCCTCGATACCGGGTAGAAGTTCGGCCCTGCATATAACTGCTGAACGTACTTTATGCCCTTCGTGCTCGTTTTGGGGAGCGGATACTTGTGGATGGCCGGGTCTTTTTCCTCTTCCGGTGTAGCATAGCGATATACCGTACGCCGTTTCTCCTCATATACCAACTCTCCTATCCCCGTCCCCGTCTTTAACCCCTGCATGAGCGGTGACAGCAACTTCCTTTTAAGGTGCAGGATGTTTCTCTGAAACCAGTCCAGGCCGTCCTCAACCTCTTTCGCCAGATCAATAAATTCGGCCTTCCGCGCCTTTACGATCCAAACGTTCATTTTATTGAAAATGGCATCAACGATGCGCACAAAAACCGTGTCTACTGCCGACCGAGTAATGGGAACGGCAACATTTGAACAGTTCGGAAAAGGCCAGGTCTTGGACTCCTTCTGCCCGAAGTAAATCTTCTGCCACTTCGTCAGGTTATCTTCAAGAGTCCGTTGATTTGACTTCTCTTTATCGAAGATTTCCTTGATATGAATCTCAAGAACAGTCCGCAGTTTCGTCCCCTTCTCCATTATCCTGTCAAGGGGCAGTCTCATTCCGCCGCGAAAACCCTCTATCGTACTTTTCGAGGCTTCCGGGTCTATCTCTAAACTTTTCTTCTTTTTAGCCATTCGTCCTCTCACAACTTACAGTCACAACCCGCGGTCTTCTTATCTTCGGGGATCAAAAACCATTTCTCCCTTTTTGTTAGGATATTTTTAAATAGACGAGAATATTTTCTATGGCATTTCCATCCTGCATTTAATCTAATCTCTTCCCCAAGTTCTTCTATAGATTTCAAAAACCCCCCATCGGTATCTAAAGATTCCTCAAATACCCGCAATTCCCCCTCGAGAAAATTACACAATTCATCAAAATTCCTCGGTCCAATTTCAACTTGATCCATTTACTTCTGCCCCCTAAACTTAACCCCCAAATACACCCCCGCCGACCCGAAAACAGCATAGGTCAGCACGGGTATCGCCCGTTTAACACCACCCGTTTGCGTCAATAAGATAACCAGGCTTGACAGAACCGTTAAATCCACCAGTTCTATGAGTCCGTTTGCTATTGATGCCAAGAAAGCCCGGCCCCCGAAAATCGCCCGGTAATACCAGATCGCCATGGCTTCTCTTACGAGTGCGGCGACTGCGTAAAGAACTACGTAGCCAAACAAGTGGAGGTTCTCCGTTCACTTTAACTTCTCGGTCAAGTCCCTGGACCGGTCAACGTAATGGGCGCGTCTAAATGACCCCGCGTCAAATGCCACACCAAGAAGTTTACATAAGGCCGAAAATTGACCGGATAACTCATAAAATTCATCTTCTAATTCGAGAAAGTCTATCTGTAATGCCTTTTCCCTAAACATCACTTGCCCTTCTTCTGTGTACTCGGAACCCATCCGGTCTTTCTCATCGTCCCATAGATGTACTTCCGCGCCCTCTCCGACGTTGTTGAACCAAACTTCCTTCGTGCCTTCCTCTTTAGGTCTCTTTCCATGGCTTCAGGCATCAAATACCTCCTAAAAACGGGGTCTGGGAGCGGCGCATCACCGCCCCCATCACCCCTCGCCAATTTATCGGCTTCCCCATTCATTCCTCACTAGAGGCAGGGGTTGTATCAAGATCGGCCCTCCATGCGGCCTCGCAAATATCAATGAATTCCTCCGGCCATACACTCTGCACGCTCGGCAGACTGTCCATGTCCTCGTATAACGCCATCAAACCCTTCCTAGACACCACATCGTTTGTCATCCTTTCGATATCCGCCGAGTAAACTAATCCAATCCCCTCGTCCGTACTCATGTGTCTATAACCCCGTGGCGTTGAAATACCCATATACTCTGATTATAACACACTCCATCCACCAGATACCCCCATTTACGGCCCCGTCACTACGCAAACTACTGATTTTAAGACAATAAAAAATCTTTTTTCGGGTTGACAAGCCCCAATACAAAATCGCCCCCTAAATCAACCCGCGTTACACCAGAAAAACCCCGCCCCAGTAAGAAACATGGTGTCGGATGAGCCGGTGTCCCTATTTAACCCCCTACCCATATAAAGGCTCTTTTTCGCGCTACCCGTTTGTATCCAGACAGGAAATCCCGCCCCGTAATTGTACCAGTTTTCACGTTTCCCATACGAATAAATTGATATTTTTCACGCTTTCCTATACCTCCCCATATGCCTAAACTATACCCCATATGAGTAAACACCTTATGTGCGCCACACAACCTTAAATGGGGATATGGGTGTTTGGGGTTTGGGCCGGTGTCCCTATTTGTTTTAGCTGTGGATAACGCCCGCATAATCACGCCCATGCTTGATACGTGATTAGAATGAATGGGATACAAGATAATTCTAGTTTACCTATTGGGTCTTATGCGACACAATGGGGTGCTCAGGCGAGTCTGGGGGATTCGTGGAAGCCGGTGTCCCTGTTTGTCTAGGTTCGCCTGTTAATTGAGATTATAGGGGGGAAGAGAATATAATGTATAGACAATGTATATACAGGTAAGGGGTTGGGCTGGACAGGGGTTGGAACAGCTCTAGGCTGGAATGGTATGATCCATCTATTCTTTTTAGGGGGAGGGGATTTACGGGGCCGATTTACTGCGCGGCCGGTCTCCCTAGGGATACATGGGCAGGGAAAACTATTTTAGAAAAGCGCAAGAAAAGACTTGACAAATGAGCAAATAGGCATATATTGATTAGTAGGAGGAAAGAAAACATGACAAAGACGGCATGGAAAAGACATTGGGAACAGGTCAAATTTGATTCTAGGCATGATTTCAAGATGTGTCTAGATTGTCAAGCTAGACTAAGGACAAAAAAAGCCAATGAACGGGCAAAGGCAATACGCGCTGTCTATCGTGATTTAGGTATGAAAAGGGTCAAGGGAAGTCTGGGCGGTATCTATTATGAATGACATAACCTTAGTGCAATTACTGGCGGCCTTGCCCTTGCTGTGCTTCGGCGCGGTAGGGTTAGGCGGCTTGATCTGGCTTTTACGCCGTATTGGGAGCGATAAAGGCAATAATCTGTTTTAATTGACCGTAAGTCCTGACCGAAAGGCAGGCAGGATCAAGGAGAAATAAGGTGAAATATTCAAAAGAGGAAAAAGAGACGGCAAAGGAGAGCCTGTCCTTCCTCAAGCCTGGGGACACGATCTACACGGAATTGTTAAGTGTTTCCAGGTCCGGAATGACACGACACATTAAGCCTATCGTCATTGAAGACGGCGCGCCAAGATGGATCGGGGGCTATGTCGGGAAACTCCTTGACGAAAGGGTGGACGACAACGGCGGGGTTGTCATGGGCGGTTGTGGTATGGACATGGGCTTTGCCCTTGTCTATAACTTATCAAGTGTTTTATTCCCCGGTGGCTTTAATTGCTTGGGCGAAGGAAACCATTGCCCAGCGAGCGACCATGCCAACGGTAGTCGTGACTATTCCAAAACCGCCCCCCACAAGTCCGGTGGTTATGCGCTTAGGCATAGGTGGTTATAACAGGAAGGAGGAAAGACATGGAAAAGACAAAACACACACCGGGACCATGGAGGACAGATTTTAATTCTTATGATAATCAATGGCGAGTTTATGAAAAAAATGGGCCTCCTATTATCAATTCTCTTTTCAAGCCCAGCGGAGAAATCGGAGAGGCTAACGCTCGTCTGATTGCCGCCGCACCGGACTTGCTGGAAGCGTGTCGGGAACTATGGTTTGCGATTCAGGTAATTCCGGTTGACTGGAATAATCCAAAAGCAAAAGAACTTTCCGAGAAAGCCATCGATGCCATGATCGCCATGAATAGGGCCGAGGGCCGAGAATAACAAGAGAATGTATCCCCAGGTATACATGGGGCCGTAAGTCCTGAGTATCATTTACCAGGCGGGCCGAGGGAGAGAGGAAAATGTTTAACAAGGCAAACTTTAGCGTGGCAAATGTGGCAGAAAGAGAAAGAACTTGGCGGGGTAGTCATTGCGGCGTAAGTTTTGCGCCGAAATATACGGCGGCCACCGATGGGAAAGTCCTAATGCTGGTAACTACACCAAGAAATGCCCCTATTGAGGACTATCCAAACATTGAGGGAGAAACGCTCATTAAAGATTTCGAGCCGTTTATGATTACAAGAGAAGATGCGGAGAAGATCATAAAAACAATCCCCAAGGCACAAAGTATACCCATTCTTTCAAATGTCGGAGTATTAAAGACAGATAATGGGGATGTGGCCTTTGTAACTACCGATCTTTCGTCAGTCAACAAGACAACGGCCAAGAAAATTGACGAAAAATTCCCACGAATTACAGCCGTTACGCCTAGAGGAAAGCCCAAGATTAAATTTGGAATGACGTTAGATTTACTTTCAAATCTCTTGGGGGCCATGAAAAAGGCGGGTGCTAAGGCCGTTACACTCGAAGGCTGGGATGATAAATCGGCCATAAGGATTAAGGCCAATGTCGGAGACAATCAAAAGGCATGGGCCTTGATTATGCCGCGATCAATGTGATGGACGCAATGTATCCCCAGGAAGACAAATAAAGGAGAGAAAATGAGCGAACCGAAATTGTGCCCGATGAGTTTTAATCAAAATGACGTGGGCGGGAAGGAACCAAATTATTCTTGTCTCCAAGAGAAGTGCGCTTGGTGGATTAAGGACGTTATTATCTCTGACCGCATTAATCCGCAGACTGGATATCGAGATGAATTCGATAAAAGAAGTCATTGTGTTGCCCTTGACTGGGGAAGGGGGTAGGGGGATGAGGTTTCAAGCCGTGCCGTAACCTAGATGAGAGAGAAATTGAGAGAGAGCGACTAGCATGATTATCGACCTTCAATTAGGGAACGGCGAGCGATCTTTTAAGAGAGCGCGAGCCGTACTTCAAGAGAAGTATGTATATAAGTATTATGTTTATAAGTATATAAGTATATACTATACTCCATTATTTCTTTCTTTATTAAGTATGTATAGAAGAAGAAGAGGGGACTATATTGTGGATAAATATGTGGATAAGTATAGATAGGGGCTGTGGAAATCCCCCATATGCCGTAAATGGGATTTTTGGGGGGTTTTAGAATGCTGTTTGTGGAAATCTCCCGAGAAGTGAATTGTGGAAAAGTATAAGGAGCAAAAATGACAAACCTGGAAGGACTCAAAAAGAGGCGGGGGGAGCTAAGGCAACGGCTGGTATGGGATCGGAGAGAGGCCGAGGAGTACCGGCGGCTGGAGGGGTTTTTGCGGTATGCGGAACGGCTTGAGAGGGCATTCGGGGAGATGAAATATGAGAACATTAAATCTTGTTAATCATTACTATTGGCTGTCGCGACAGAATCACGGTTCAGCACTTTCTGATTATTTCTATTCTATTGCCGCTAGGTGGAATAAATACGGGGTTTCTAAATTGTGCGCCAGATGTGAAAGACCATGTAAGATTGCCGGGGCCGAAGAACCAAGCCGGTTTATTTGTTGTGATTTTATAAGAAAGCCGTAAATAAAGCTTGACTTTTGCCGTATATAGGGCTATATTGTAAATATACGAGGAGGAACAGATGAGCGAGAAGCTGAAACCGTGTCCGTTCTGCGGGAAAATACCAAGGAGATGCCAAGACAGTGGACCCAGGGGTACGGGTTGGTATCACATTAAACATCACGTGGAATGTTGGCTTTATGATTCAGACAACTGGACAGTGCACGAAGAAGATATGGCCGCCTGGAACAGGAGAACCAAATGAGCGAGAAGAATGGATCGTTCGATGAGGCATTAAGGATAATTGAAAAAGAGGCCGACATGCTTTCGCCTTATTCTCTCCGGGGAGATGATCGAGAATCCTTATACCAAGCCATCCGCGTGCTCGAAGCGGCGGGGAAGGTGGATAAGTCGGTTGAGAAAATCTGCGCCCTGCTTGAATCCCTGCCGGATGAGGAGCAGAAATGAGCGAGAAATATTCCATGAACGAATTATTAGCATGGATTGAGAAACAATGTTCCCTCGTAGATGGCGAATGGGGTTGCGCAACTTCGTGCGAGAATGAATGCAGAGGACCAAAGGATGCCATCATCGCCCGGCTCCGTGCGGCGGATAAGTTGTGCGCGGCGGCGAAAGAAGCGTGGCCCGAGATGTCTCGGCATAATTGGAACAATGAATGCCAGCGATTATATGAAGCCATCGCTGAGTATGGGGGGAGGGAGAAGAAATGAGATTAGAAGATGCTTTAATGGTTATTCCGGGTCAGCTGGACGCAGGAGAGTCTTTAACTGAGGCCAATTACAAATGGGTACTGGCGGCCTGTGAAGTGGTAATAAAAAGAATCTACTCCATGGGTTATGAGATTATCGAGAAAGATGGAATTAAAGACTTTCTTGGAAACGATTAAGGGGGAAATCATGCAAACTACAGAGAAAGAGAAATTTGAGAAACAAATTATCGTCAAGGGGATTCGTATCGAGGATCATCCAACGGTAGGGCCGAAACTTGGAATCATAGACCGAGAAGGTATCTGGTACAATACGCTGAAACGGCAGTGGGCGAGTATTCCGGATGCCTGGGAAACCATGACCAAGATTGTTTCCGGGGAACGTGCGAAAATAACTTATACAATTAGGGCTTATACGGCAAACGACGGAAGCAAAAAAAGCACTAACGATATTGTGGGTTTTGAGAAGATCATTCAAAAAGAGGATGAGATTAAACCTGTTCTTGCGGCGGCGAGTCTCTCCGGGGAGACATTAATCCCTAAGCCGTCCCAGGACATGTCTCCCAAACAAACATGCGTTAAGAGCGCGACGGACCTAGTTGTGGCGCGAATCGGCGCGGGGGAATCATTTGAGGACGTTGTGATTGTCGTAATGGAGGAGGCTAAACGTATGTTTGCGGTACTTCGAGAGGCATGGTAGGCCGACTGACATGAAGGCAAGGAGGAAGAGATGAGTAAGGCCGCAGAATTACGCAAGGATTTTGAGGATAAGCTGGCCGAACTTCAATCGTCCTGTCTGCATAAGGAAACAAAAACCATACCCTATTATTGGGCCCCCGCTCACTATGGCGGCGAGGTTACGGTTTGCCTAGAGTGCGACAAGATTCTCAATGGACCCAACTGGGAGATCGAATCCCTGCCGGATAAGGAGAAGGAGAGAGGATGAAAAAGGAAATTATAAACATAGGTCTTTTAATGATGGGTTTTATTTTGGGCATCTTGTTTCATAGAAGATGGATAAAGGACAATGACCATGATATGTAAGCCATGTGGTGGCAAGGGCTATTTGATGCCCTATATGAAACATCCGGGTGGACCACCGTGTAATAAATGCCGCGGTACAGGTTGGTTAATCTTTTGGACTCCAGCAGAACGGGCTGGACTGAAGGCGATGGGGCGCGATCTTATAAATACAATCGCAATCGACCGCAAACGAGCAAAAGAAGGGAAATGGACTCAACACGATGATGAATTAGCCATTCAAATTGAAACCAGTCGCTACATAATTCATGCTTATGTCCAAGCCGCGAGAAAGGAGAAGGAGGAGTAGATGAGCAAGCCAAGAGAATTCGATGGGATAACCGTTCGATCTCAATTATTGACGGACATCAAAGCCTTACTGATTCTGCAACTTATAACAAGCGGAATTAGCGCAAGTCAAATCGCTGGTGTTCTCGGCTATTCAAGTAAAAAAGATTTTCAAAAAGATTTTAAGTGGGTTCAATGGTAAGGAGGAATAGATGAGCGAGAAGAAGGGGCCATTCGATGATTTCATGGTAGCCGCAAACGAAGCTCTAATTTCAGCTGAACAATTTGCGGGTTCGATGATTCCCTTACTTAGGGCCACAACCAAACTGGGCGGGATTTCGATTGCCATCCGCGTGCTCGAAGCGGCGGGGAAGGTGGATAGGAAAAAAGACCTTGAAGAATTCCAACGATTTATGTGCAGATGGGGAGGAATGATATCATCAGAGCAAGAATCTTATGAACGAATCCGCGCCCTGCTCGAATCCCTGCCGGAGAAGGAGAAGAGATGACGCACGCTCAATTCGTTGAACAAGATAATTATTGCAAAAAATTCAACGTCCCCGGTGGTTCGGGTTGTGACAATTGTCCAGCCACACCCCAAGACCGAGGTATCTCTTGCGCCGATTCTTTACGCCAAATATGTGGGGAACTTATGGATGTGGTTGGGACTCCCAGATTCAATGAGGTGGCCTCGGAAATTAAGGATCAATACGGTCTAAATTCTTACAATATTCTATCCATAATGAGTGGAAATATTGAGTTTTCTAAATGAATATCTGCAAGGCCATCGCCGGGTACGAGGGAAAGGAGGAATAGATGAGCGAGAAGCGATTTAACACGGACGAACTGGTGAACATATTTAATAATCACTCTGTTGATCGTCCATATTATTTTGGATTTGATGTTGTCAACGCCATCATCGCCCGACTATGTGCGGCGGATAACCTAAAAAACAAGAGCCTGATGAAACTAGCGGCGGACTTGGAGGTATCATTTAGTGCGGCCAAGATTCTTGAAGATCACGTTCGGATAGAATATGACGCCAAAATTACCAAGGCGGACGTGCTGTGCGAGGCGGCGAAGCAAGCGGTTCTCCATCACTATACGGGGGAGGCATTGGGTAAGGCCATCGCCGACTACGAGAAAGGAGACATGACATGAAATCTACGAAAGACATCCTGACCAAGTTAGGCGCATGTACCGAAGCCGTGAAGTGGGCCGGGCGAAAGACGCACAAGAAAGCATGGGGGACATGTCAACGGGGCGATTGGCTGTTGTGGATTGCGGGCAAACTGAATGTTGACCGGAAGTTACTCGTGTTGGCGGCGTGTGGTTGTGCAAGAACGGCATTGAAGTATATTCCGGCAGGCGAAGATCGACCACGGATTGCTATCGAAACGGCTGAGGCATGGACAAGGGGCGAGGCGACTATAGGCCAAGTACGAACTGCCGCCGCCGCCGCACGGGCCGCCGCACGGGCCACCGCACGGGCCGCCGCATGGGCCGCAGGGGATGCCGCACGGGCCGCCGCATGGGCCGCCGCCGCATGGGCCGCACGGGCCGCCGCATGGGCCGCAGGGGCCGCCGCATGGGCCGCCGCCGCCGCACGGGCCGCCGCATGGGCCGCAGGGGACGCCGCCCATAAAGACATGGCTAAGATCGTAAGGAAGATTATCCCATTCAGCGTTATCTGCAAGGCCATCGCCGAGTATGGGGGGAACGCATGAAGAAGATAAAGAGGGATGAAGAAGGGTACTACCCAACACCATTCGGCAATTTCCCATCGGTAACAACAATAATCCAACAAGTTAAGAAGATACCAGGGGCTTACTACTCAAAAATGGCGGTTAATTACCTGCGCGAGAACCTGTTGGATAAAGTTTATTCCGGCGAAATAACGCTGGATCAGTTCAAGGCGATGGATTTGGATGCCCTTACAAAATATGCTAAGGCAACGGCCAAGAGGGACTACGAGAAAGCCGGAGACATCGGGACAAGGGTTCATGCGGCGATAGAAAATTACTTCAAAAAGGGGGCCAAGATAGACGTTGACCAAGACATAAAGATTCCATTCAATGCTTTTCTTGATTGGGTAAACAAAAATGACGTAAATTGTTTATTAAGTGAACACGTAGTATACAGCAGCATGGGGTATGCCGGGACATTGGACTTTATCGGGACAATTAATGATAAGAAATACTTGGTAGATTTCAAGTCGAGCAAGGGGTTCTGGCCGGATATGCCCATGCAGTTGGCCGCATACAACCATGCCCATGAGGAGATGACGGGAAATAAGATGGAGGGGGTCGGGATTTTGCGCCTGGACAAAGAGACGGGAATGCCGGAATGGAAAGAGGTACCGTTCAATAAACTAGGACACTATTTGGAGAAGTTTCTGGCACTTTTGGAATATTGGGAACTAGATCACGAGGGTGAAAGGTGGCCGGAGAAGTGAGGGGCTTGACAAACTCCGTATTTGGGTCTATATTATGTGGTGAGGAAAGAAAGGAGAGTGTCATGTGGAAACCTTATGAACGGCCCAAACGGGAGTATCGGAAGAATCTTTATGCGGCAATCAACATCAATAGGGGAGGAATGTTTTTGAACCATTTGGCCTGCGACATGATTGGTATGAAGGCACCCGAGGACACGCGTTTCTTTCGATTCCATACGGATGAGAAAGACAAGAACAGATTCGGGTTCCAAGTTCTTCTGAATACACAGCAGTATGCCAGGGACCTCTACAAGGTGAAATATCGGGACGAGAATAAGACGGCGAAGATCAATGCCAAGCAGTTTGTTATTACATATAGGTTGTTGGAACGCGCCCTGAAACTTGAACAGACCACCTTCCCGCTTATGAAAGATGGGGAAGATTTTTACTATTTTGAACTCAAGTGAGCCGGAGGTGTTATGATGCTAGGACTTACGCCCGACGAGAACGAAGTAATGGGTTGGGCCGGTAGTTTTGCTGACGCACTTACGGATTGCGCCGACAGGGTGGAGGGGAACGAAGAGGGGCAGCTTTTATATTCTTTTTATTTTAAGACTGCCTATGACTCTATTTTACAGAGTTTCCTTGATTTATTCGATTTTGATGACAGCTTAAACTAATTTATGCGGGGGATTCGGGCCGGAGTTTTCGGCCCTTTTTCCATGCGCCGATGAAAACGCCGTAATTGGGGATACGTGGAATGATTAGAATAAACTTGATGACGAATGAAAAGCACTTCGGATGGTTTTGCCGCGCCATGGACGGCCTGTTCTCCTGTCGCTCCAGGCATTGTGAGAATACGTGTTGGGCGGGTGCGTTGCGAAGTGTCCAACATAATTGCGACGGGGGCATGGGTGTGGACGCGGCGACACGGAAATGGGCGACGACGGGCCTAACGCATAAACAGGGCAAAGAGATCGTGGCCGACCTATTGAAGGTGGACGACCTAGATACCGTTCGCGCCATATTACGGTTGGAGGAGGGTGATGATGTGGAAAAGTAAAGTAAGGTTTTTCCTTAGTTTTATAGAAGAGGCTGTGTTGAATCCCGATTGGGCAGGCTATGTGGGGGGCCGGGTGGAGGTGACTAAGGCCGGAGAAGATTACGCCTCGGAAGAGATTAGGTTCTTTACAAATAAATTGTCGGATTTTTACCGATTAAGAGATGAGCTGGATTTCAAGGAGGTGAGCGCGGCGCAACTGCAACGTCTGAAAAATACACTCAATGAGATGAACGTAGGTACGGAGAAGGAATGACGACTGAGATGGTTGGAAATACGGCGTTTGATATCGACCTACAGATTCGCCAATGTAATTATAACGTCCGGGCCAACTTTCTAAAGATGGCCGAGTTACTTGTTCAGGTTCGAGATGAAAGACTTTACCTTGCCCTGGACTGTCCTTCATTTGAATCCTACCTTGGATCGGTTTCTGCGGAGGGTACACGCGGCTGGCTCTACAAACTCATTCGCGCATGGGAAAAATTCAGCAAACAACTTGGGATACCCGACCAAACCCTTATAGCTATAGGGCCATCTAAATTGGATATTATCGCCCCGATGGCCCCGGCCATGATGCTGGACGAACATCACAAGGCCGACTGGATAGGTAAGGCGGCGGAGTTAAGCAAGAGCGATTTAATAAACGAGGTCCGGCAGTGTCAGGGAAAGCCTTTACTTTCCTCCCTCCCTGCCCCAACGGGGCATATATACCCTGGATTGTCGGACCTCCTTAAATACAAGAGTTATACGGAGTACGTCAAGAATAGTCCCTGCATGATATGTGGGGCGCGGCCTGTGGACGCCCATCATTTCCCCAAGACTATCGGGGCGGGAGCGAAGTTAGATTGGGTGGTTCCTCTGTGCCGCGAGGACCATTCGGCCTATCACTACAACCCGTTGAAGTTCATGCATGACTTTAGCGGGAACTGGGCGGCATACCTATTCGGGCTGATACTGAAAATATGGGAGAAGGGAGGGGGGAGATGAACGAGACCATGAAAGGACGGAGGGAGGAGTTGCGGGCAAAACTACGTAAATGTCTTACGGGTTTATGTTTGGAAGATTGTTTAAGTTTTACTCAAGGCGATTATCAAGATCTCCTTATCTTCCTCGGTGAACCCCAGGTTCGGGAATACATCATCAAATATCATCGCCGTACTGGAAGCCGTGATTATCGAAAAACGGAGAGTTTTAGTACTTTTTCATCATCGGTCATTGTCTCTGCATTGGACGCCGAGGATGCCGTAAAAAAATTCCCTTATCAAGACCCGGATTATGTAATTGATGAGGCTTATCCGCGATTCTCATACCGCGAGGAAACTGAATGACCGATAGACAAGTCCTCCCACACGACTTCGAGGCAGAACGCGCACTTCTTGGTGTAGCGATATTGGAACCCAAGCGGATACCGGATTTAATTGCGTTGGTCTGTGACGGCGATTTTTATGGCGACAAAAACCGAGAGATTTTCAAATCTATTGTGACTCTGGCAATCGATAACAAAAATGTCGGTGTCGCCTCTATCTATGAACAACTTGGTGGCAAGGTTTCGGCTACGGAGATCGGGCAACTGGCTGACGGACTTCAGGTCGGGGCAGACATCTATGCCTATGCCAGGATAGTCAAGGAAAAGTCCGGGCTGAGAAATATCATCGGGGTCGCTACCGAGATAGCGCGGTCTGCCTATGATGGGGATACGGATGAATCCATCAGATTGATTACGGGTTTATCGGCGGTCAAGCTGATGGGCCGAAGAGAACACGCCATGGCCGAGGACATCAGAAAATGGGTGGAATCCACGAACGGAATATTCAATGTAACAGATTGTTTCAATTCCTTACAGAATGTTACGTCCAGAGATAAATCCAACGTTCGGGTGATTCTGTCCAGACTACAGGAGAAGGGAGTTCTTGAATCGGCGGGGAAGCGCGACGGGATGTATCGGTTAGTCCGGCGCGAGTGCGACGAGATGGATTGGCTTAACGCCCCCGATAGTCCCATTCCCTTCAAACTACCTCTCGGCTTAAACGAAATCATTAACATATACCCCAAGAGTTTAATTGTTTTGGCCGGGGAAGGTAGTAAAGGCAAGTCAGCTTTTTGTCTTGAGACAATCCGATTAAACATGGATAAGTTCCCCTGCCACTATTTCTCGTCTGAGTTGGGACCGGCCAGATTGAAAAAGCGGCTGTCCATGTTTGAGGAGACGGCACTTGAGGGGTGGAATTTCAAGAGTTATTGGAGGTCGGTTGATTTTCAGGATGTTATTAGGCCGGACGATATAAATGTTATCGATTGGTTATATTCGGGGACGGAGTTTTTCACGGCGGGGGATGATATAAAAAAGATATTCGATAAACTCAATACGGGTATTGCGATAATAGCACTCCAGAAGTCCGGCGGGAAGGAATATGGAAGGGGCGGCGACATAACGCAGGACTTCGCAACCCTGTATTTAAGCATATCGTCGGGGGTAATGAAGATACTCAAGGCGAAGGACTGGAAAACGAATGATAGTCCGGACGGAAAGACACTTCATTTCAAGATAGAGAACGCATCTAAATTCGTTACGGATGGGGCGGGTTGGCAATATCCGGAGAGTCGTGCGGCGGCAGATTCGGCGGATAAAAAATCATTTAGGAGGTTATTCTAATGAGATTATTTAAGCGGCGGAAGAGGTCCAAGATTGGGTTGCTTCTAGATGCCCTGGTTTCTATTCATAGGCATGATATTAACGGGGCATTCTGGCTGGATCACCTTAAAATCGAGAAATCCATCCGTGACGACATGGACATCTTGAGCAGGCGGATTACCAATGCCTTTGATTACATCGGCGATCTGAGGTCGGAGTATAAGGCGCACGAGGCCCGGTTCCATACCCCGAAGAAACCCGCCGAAAAGAAGAAAGGGAAGAAATGAAGGGCGAAGGGGCCAGACTAAGGGCGATTAAGGCATATTGCCGAGAATGTGCCGGGGGTAGCTATTTAGAGGTATTGTTTTGCCATCTGTTAGATTGCCCCCTTTACCCATATAGAACCGGATATTCAGAGAAGGAAAATGAGACAAGTCTTGCGGCGGCACTCAAGAAGCATCCCGACGTAGCCAAAGAACTTCTCCCGCTCCTTGCAGAATGGCATTCTTTTCCTGTACATGGCCGAAAATCGGCAATGAGGATGGAAAAGTCCGGCAAGACGGGTCGCAACACGCTGGTCGAAAAGGAGGTCTAATTGAAAGCACCGATTAACAGTATGAAACTGGCCGACATCAGGTGGTTGTACGGCTGGAGGTGTTCGGCGCACAGCATGGACGGCATAAGCCACTACCCGTGTTTCCTGCGCGAAAAACCACTGGACTCTCCATTCCAAGAGCGAGTCGGGATATTTGATCTTGAAACAAGCGGCCTGAATGCCGACTTCGCATACATCTTCTCCTATGCCATCTTGGATGACACGGATGGGAAGGTTTACGGGCGCGTACTTACCCCTCACGAGGTCAGGTCTAGCGTATTTGACAAGAGTCTAGTAGTCGAAATGTGCCGGGACTTAAAGAAGTTCAACCGGATTGTCGTTCATTACGGCGGGGACAGAAGATTCGACGCACCGTTTGCGAGGACCAGGGCCATTAAGTACGGGTGCGACTTCCCCCTGTACAAGGACATCTGGGTAACCGATACGTGGCTCATGTCTAAGAATAAGTTGAAACTACGGTCCAACAGATTGGCGGTCATCTGCGAGTTCTTCGGGATTGAGGCCAAGACGCACCCCCTGACCCCGGATGTATGGCAGACGGCATCGGCGGGGAACGGGAAATCGCTTGAGTTTATCTGGACGCATAACGTCGAAGATGTGACCTCTACCAGGAAAGTGTATCACCTGTTGGAGGGGTACGTGGCGAAGTCTAAAACGAGTATTTAAGGAGGATTAAATGAAACGAAAAGAGTTTTTGACCTTCGTTTTGGCAGCCCCGTTCCTAATGACCCTTAAGTCCAAAGGAATGGGGCGGGAACCAGGCGTAAGACCCACCGGACTGTGTTGTGAAGATATGGAACGGTTCTTTGATTTCATTAACCGACTCCCCGTGCATAGTAATCCAGATGGGTCTAATTTTAGATATCAAGACATGAAAGTTCATACAAGAGATGCCGACGACATCATTAAGGGTCGATATATAGACTCCCTATGGTATTGGGAAGACCCGGCAATCTCTGATTATCCATCGCCTTTAGGTAAACATCGTCGGCAAGAATGCCATTGTTTTGGTTTCGGGTTTTCATACTGCCCCTTTTGCGGACACAAATATGGTGGGTGGAGAAATCCAAGCCATTTATTACTAGACTGGTACGGACGAAAGAAATAAGGAGGATGAAATGAGAAAGAAGATTTTTTGTAAGTTCTGCAAACATCATGGCGAGACCACACTGGATGGGATTGTTAGTCGGGAATGTTATCACCCCAAAAACTTGGTTGATAATTGGCTTGATGAGAAAAACGACACCATTCGCATGGCCTACGATATTAATGGACAAAACGACTGCAAGTGGTTTGAACCACGCAAGGGGGACAAATGACGGCACTACAACTTTTACACGTGATCCGTGACGTGTTGCAGTTCATGTTCGGCGCATACGTTGCCTGGTATGGCTGGAACATGAAGCGCCGGAAATGGGATAGGACGCAAGGGGAATATCTGGCGGGCATGATACTGGGCGTTCTCGGCCTAATCATCATCATGCTAATGGGGACAAGATGAGCAAAACCAAACTGAAACCATGTCCGTTCTGCGGGAGTAAAGACGTTTCAATTAGTCACGTCTATGGAAGTCTTTATCAGGGTTATTGCGACAACTGCACGGGAGAAGGTCCATGGCGTAATTCACGCAGGGGGGCCGTTGCCGCATGGAACAGGAGGGCCAAATGAAAACAACAATTTTAATAAAAGAAAACAGAATTCAATTAATCCTAGAACCAGAAACCGCCCACGATGAAGAAGTATTAAAGGTATTAGAACGACTTCCATGCTGTTATAGGGCTTACTTTTATGATTGTGCCGGTGGTTGGACAAGGAGGACGGGCGGATATCGGGATTTAATAATTGTTTTTGACAATAAGGAAAGTGAATCTAAATGAAAATCTATATCGACCGGGACGAAAGTTCAGAGTACTCCGCGACCGACCTCTATGAAGATTGGAGAAGTTACATGGTAGAGGCCGAAATGAGTGATGCCGATTGGCTGGAGGGAAACAGGATAACCAGTGCCTATTGGAAGTTTCAGGACAAACTGCATGAGCTTTATGAGGCCGGGAGGAGAAACAAGAAATGTGGTCAGTAACGATTAATAGGGTCGGGAACGGGTTTAGGATGAACTGGGAGGAAGAGGGCGAGGACGGCATGACCCTCCACCAAGAGGAGGTCATACAAGACGACGAGCAAGACGAACTAAAGGCCGGGGAAGAACTACTCTATTGGGTCGGAGATTATTTTGGACTCTTGGGAAGCAAACATGACCCGGAAAGACTACGGGTTACAAGAGAAAAGCGCGATGAGTAGTGATCCTCAAAGGGCACATGAATGGTATTTAAAAAACCGCTTAATTAAAGGTAATTTGCCAGAGAAGAATTTCATCGATCACCTTTCTAAATTGATGGTCCATTTCACGAAGGACGCCGGAGAAACCCGATGAAAAAACCTAGAGTAATACAACATCATCACGCCATCTACTCTTCCCCGGAACACCCGGAACAAGAATGGATGCTTCCCATATTTAAGGGCGAGCACGAGTGCGCGAGTAAAATAAATCTATATACTCGTAAATCCGTCAGCAGGGGGTTTCTAAAATGGTTGCTTTTTTTCGTCCTCCGTAATGAGGATCGGGCCATCGATCTGGAGAATGTCAAAAAGGAGGAGGGAAAATGAAAAGATCAGAATTTCTGGGAATACTGGCAGGGATTCCATTTGTATTAACTGGAAAAGTTAAATTCGACGGGGAAAAAACGCCCGAGGAAATAGCAAACCACATTACCATAACGATGAAAGACGAACGAGAGTATCGCATAAAGCCGAGTGCTTTTGAAAGGATTGGTTCCGGACGGTAGGTGGTGTCTCGGTAACGTTTTTATATGTCTGGGAGGTCGCCATGTGGAAGATAGGACTGGTTCTAGTCTTTCTGGCTATCTGGTTCATGGGGATGGTGATTTACGCCGACTGGGATTATAGGAGAAAACACAAACCGTGATCGTCGCCCTGCAACTCATGGGAACCGCCTGCGTTATTCTGGGCATCTATCTTACGGCGCACAAGAAACGTGCGGCATGGGCGGTATATCAGTTGGGCGGGCTGGCCTGGATTGCGCTGTATCTCAGGAAGGAACTCTATATCGCCATCATAGCGCAGTTGATTTACATGAGCATGAATGTCTACGGTTGGATTAGTTGGGGCAAAGATAGATGACATTTTACACGCCGCGCCAACTGTCGGAGATGTGGCACGTCCATGTCGTAACCATCTATAAGAACCGGCAGTTAAGGTGGCGCAAAATCGGGCGCAAACTACTCATATCCCAGGTAGATTTAGATAATTACCTAGGTTCCGTCAAAAAACCCATCTTGCCACCCGACACGAACAGGTCTATAATAGTGCCGGGAGGACAACTCAACATGGGTAGAAAACGAGGCAACTACTACGGGTATGGGTATGGCGGCGTGTATATCCGCAAGGGGAAGCGGATCACGCGCTTCTACATCGACTACCGAGAGGGCGGTGTGCGCCGTCAAGTTATGGTCAAGTCGGCCATGTCCATAGAGGATGCGCTTCGAGAACTCCAACGGCGGGTACGTTCCCTTAACGGCGGCACAAAGTATGCCACGTTCGCGGAGTATTCCCGGAGATACATGGACACCTACGCCAAGGCAAAGCGGTCATACCGAGATGATAAATGCCGTATCGGGCCGGTAGTGGGGTTTTTTGGAAACAAGGATATGAGGGATATTGAACCTTCTCATATCGAGGCTTTCAGACAGTCCCGACTTGTCGAGGGAAACTCCAAATCCACCGCCAATAGATACCTGTCACTCGTGAAGCGTATCTTTAATCTTGCAATACAAGATGGTTATGTAGAGAAATCCCCGGCCCGATACATTAAAAAGTTCTCCGAGAAGGAATCCCTCAAAGAGCGTATCCTGACCCGTGCCGAGGACGAGAAGTTGATGGACGCCTGCCCCCAGTATCTTCGGGACATGGTGTTTCTGGCCCTGCATACAGGTATGCGCGAGGGCGAGATCATGGGTCTCCGATGGGGCTGTGTGGACCTCAAGGCCCGCGAAATCCGTGTGGAATACGCCAAGTCCGGCAAATACCGTCACGTTCCGATGGATAGTCAGGTCGCCGTACTGCTAAAGTCCCTGTTCAAGAAGGGCGAACGTTACGTTTTTGCGAACAATCGTACTCAAAAAGCATACAAGAATATCCATAAGGCATACAATCTGGCCCGCGTCGCCGCCGGACTTCAAGACGTACGCTTTCACGACCTGCGCCACACATTTGCCACACGCCTCGTAGAGTCGGGTGCAGACATAGGGCTGGTACAACTGATACTGGGGCACGGAGACCTAAAGATTACTCAGCGATACGTCCATCCGAGCAAGGTGTCCGCCCTTCAAGCTGTGGAAAACCTGAACGATAACTCCGTTTCCAGTTACGTGGGGGTGACAAATGGTTTTGACGGTTCCCCCGAAAGTGAGGTAATTAATTGATTCTAAACGCGGTGAGTGTAGCTCAACCTGGTTAGAGCATCGGACTGTGGATCCGATTATGCCATGTTTGGACTACGCCTGAAAAGGGGGATTATATGGGGAAAATCGGGTTTATCGAGAAAGCGGGAAATGGCAGGAAATAGTGGTTCCAGTTACACCCGGGTGACAAGTTTTTTATTGCACAAGAATATGTGCAGGAGGAGGATTAAATGAGGGAAATCAAGTTTCGGGCGTGGGATGCATATCGGAAAAGAATATATGAAGTTATAGAGATTAATTGGTTAAGTGAAAGCATTAAGGTTTGTGGCGATTTCGCCGGTTATAGATACACAAATATAAAAAGCGCAATTCTCATGCAATACACGGGCCTGAAGGACAAGAACGGGAAAGAGATTTATGAGGGGGATATTATAAAAACATTTGGTTTATTAGATAACATCACTGGCCCCGTCGAATTTTCGGATTATAAATTAACTTGGCAAATCCATCCATCTCATTGGAATGAAGATGTCGGCTTTGAACTTTTCGATATTCGTGTTCATCTTGAAGTCATCGGCAACATCTACGAGAATCCGGAACTACTAGAACTTGGGCCGCCCCATGACAAGGTTGTATAACTCATCGGTCTCCGTTGGCTTGTCCAATGGCTTGGGTAGTGTGGGCGGCGGGACCGATGTACCGGCCACCTCGTTATAGAGGATTGTCGCCAACTTAATCAGCAAAGGAAGCTGTTGTGGATTAACGCCGATTTTGTTGAAGAATTTCCCGCCCGCATGGATACGGTTGAAGTTATACGATTCATGCTCCGAGCCTTTAATCTTCTTGGGGTCGGAACTATAGACATCACAGAACCACAGCTTGTCATAGGGGCGATTATCCCTCTTCGTGAATCCGGTATCCCGATAGGCAAAGACGCCTTTCCGCGTCGCCGGATCAGATAAGAGCCAGCCCGTCCTGTTGTAGATCGTCATTTTGCGCGGTAATTCCATTGATTCTTTTCCTTGCTATCTCGCAATATTCCTTTTCTTTCTCAATTCCGATGAACCTGAATCCCTCAATCTTGGCCGCCATGCCCGTAGTGCCCGAACCCATGAATGGGTCTAGGATGATGCCATTGGGCGGCGTTACGAGTCGGCAGAGATAGCGCATGAGGGCAAGGGGCTTGACGGTGGGGTGGTTGTTTTTAATCGGTAATCTGTTTTCGGGATTTCTGTTATTTTCTATCAACCCTTTTTCACTATGGAATCCACCATAATCAACCCGTCCTGTCTCCTCCATCCCCTCGCACCCGCGCTCACGTTCGGCCCTTGAACTTTTAGCGCAGTAGAAGAAGCGGGCGGCGGAACCGGAGTCGCCCCAATTAGAAGGTGAAGTTGGTTTGTTATTAGGCAAAAATCCACTTACTTGATATTGTTTCTTTCCCGAATAATCATAGCATTTACCAGTTTGTCCACTATCCGGGAACAGTTCCAGCACTTCCTCGCTACCGTCGTGGATAAGGTTCGCGGGCCAGCGACCCTTGTCTAATGCTGAAACGCCAAAATTACCCCCATGTAGTGTATTGCGTGGTTTGCCCGCGTTTGAACCATTAGTTCTTGTCGTGCCGCCATCTTCGCCCACCCTGCACCCATCGATATTGATACTGCCACAACCCCACTTCTGCACGTTCGCGACTATCGTCCCCTCAAGCGGCTTGCGGGTTAGGATGATAGGCTCCCACGCTGGCTTCAGGGCTGTGCCCCAACCTTCATGTTCACCCTTGAGATTATGAGATTTCGGGAACCCGCTCCCATAGACCCACATCAGCGTATCCCGTATCTCCCAACCCGCGTCCTCGATGGCGCAGGCAAGCCGATGAAACGTCCGCGTCCCACCAAACGCGAGTAAATGACACCCCGGCTTGGCGACGCGTAGGGCTTCGACGGCCCAGGCATAGTGCCAGTCCTGTGCAGATGTACCCCTCTGGTATGAAACAGAATGGGCCAAGAAAGGCCGCTTTGACTCGACAGATAATTCGTCGGCTCGATCCCGCTTGGCATGAGCAGTATCTAGCCTATCCCATTCCTTCCCCATGAACTCCAACCCATAGGGCGGGTCGGTCACAATAGCATCAACGCTGTTCGGCTCCATGCCGCGTATCACGTCTAGGCAATCGCCGTTTATTAGTTCCATGTACTTAATATAACCTTATTTACGGCGTTTGTCAAGCCCTTAATACCCTGTTATTGGGTTCCGAGTCGTTTCCGAAACCGCCGTATCTGTGAACTTCCATTTAACGTCCGCAAGGGGTCGGCGCGTCCAATGGTATCGGCACAGTTTCCCCAAACAATCTATAAGGTCCACCGTCAGTCCGCCCGGATACGCCATAAGTTCCCCAATAAGGAACTTCATGCTCCGATGTAAATAGACCTCCCCGTTACTGAAAGGAGATAACAACGTCTGTATGTCCCCATCCTTAACGCCCCTACTGGTATCCATCGGCAGGGGATAGACGGGGAAATGAACGGCCCGCTTCTTGCGCTCCTCAAGGATATCATAGAAGATGTATTTCTGCGGCCCGTAAACCTCCACTTCCCATGCCTTCGGCGCGAATGTCTTATGGGCATCAAACAACTTTTCCATAAACTCGCTCGGCTTCTTCATCTTCTCTGCCGACGTATAGACGACAAACTTCTTAATCGAGTTTCGGGGTTGGCCCGCAATCAGGATGGTATTCCGACTCCCCTTCTTCATCAGTTTCGTATCCGCAAACCCGCCGGGGTCAACGATGCCGCGCAAGGGGATGGACTCCAGCATAAATTTCTCACCGTCCTTGCCGTCGTCCTTTTCGCACACCACCCATTGTTTATCTTCTATGGTCTCGAAATGGAAGTATCTCAGCCATACCCGGTCAAACTTAGTAAGACCCAACGCCCGTTTTGGGTTGTTTTGGTGCTGACTCCAGAAAAGTTGTTGTAGTTCCGGGTTGTCCCTCATATCATGGTAATAAGATGTGGAATACCGTTCATCGGGCGGGTCGTTCCAGTTTGATTCATCGTGTTCGGACAGGGGACTTTGTACCCACTTGATGTTCTTTTCGTCAACCAGCGTATCGTCCTTCAGGGCCGGAACGATGCGCCATTCGTATTCAGGGTTCTTCTCCATGACATAGTTCCCGTAATCCCCCGGCCCCCAGAACGTGCAGATTATGATTATCTGACTCCCGTCCGGGGACTGGGGATTGGGGTTAATCAAGAGTTCAGGCGTGTTGTCGTGCCATCTAAACACCTTCTCAAGTTCCACCGGAGAGTCAATGTGTTTGGCCCCCACCGGATCGTCGATGAAGATGAAGTCATAGTGGCCGGACTGGGCCGCCCCGCCCATGCCGATAGAGGTGATGGTCGGCTCCTTCGCGTCCAAATCTCGCGGCAAGTCCAGGTACTTTTGAGACCAGCGATTTGACTGAACCCATGCATTATCGACGCCCTTTAATTTGTCCGCATACAGCTTTCTTAAAACCTGGTTGGTCAGAAGTTGCCGTTGAATGAAGTAAAGGAACCGATTGGCAAGTTCGGCGTTCTGGCTGGTAATGAGGATACGAACATTCGGGTCTTGTAGATACCGCCACACAGACCCCCACATCGTGAAGATGGTGGACTTCAGCCATCCGCGTGGCATAAAGATAGCCTTGCGCTTTAGTTTGTCATTTTGCCAGAACCGGCATAAGGGAAGATGGATGGTTCGGTTGATTATCGCACCCTGCTCAACGGAACCACCAACCAACTTCACGAAATGGAAGAACGAACGATCACAAAGTTGGCGGTAAAACGCCAGACTTTGATTAGGTGGGATTAGCGTCATGGAGTAGGTTGTCTAACCAGGTCTGTTCATCAAGGGTCAATTCCTTGGTCTCATCTCCGGCTGTCCCCTTCGGGGTTGCTATCCGCTCCGGCGCAAGCGAACCAAGCATCCGGGCTATGGCCTTGATGCTCTCAATACGATCTTTATTGGTAGCTTCAGGGTCATCCCGTATGGCCTTGGCAACCTCAAGGCACTTCTGAGTCTCCGCAAAGTTTGTCTTGCGCCACTCAGCAAGTGTGTCTGCCTTCTTGGTTCTCATGTAAGACTACTTGTTTGTTCGGCCCTTAAACCATCGCCACGCAACAAGGAAACAGAATCCGAGTGCGAGCAGGCAACCAATGTTCAGGGGCGAAAGTTGTAGTTTCAGGGCGAATTGAATGGCTAAATACTCCTGGATGATGTTCATGGCAATCTTTCCTTATTCATCGTCTTGATCTCGTCAATGTCTTTCTCGATCCGTTCAAGTCGTCCTTCGATGACCGCGATCTTAATGGAGTGCTGTTCGCACCGTTCGGGGTTGCCGCTCAGCCCCGCCGCCTTCGTCATACGCTTCTCCCGATACTTGACCCACGCGAGGACGGCGACCAGTACCAATGTGGCAAGAGCGTTTGCAATTTCGACTAGGCTGAGTTTCATCTTATTTCCCCCTTATTAAGCCATAGACGATATACCCACCCCCGACGACCGCTAATAGGGTCGTACCCGTTTTCCAGAACTTGCTCCACCGCAAACTGTTCTCAAGTTTGCCGATGCGTTTCTCGGCCAGCAACCGACGTCTATTTTCGTTATCCCTGTCCTTCTTCCAATCATTACCAATAACAACTTGAGCATCGAACTTCACCGCCCATTTAGTATTAAGGTCAAACAGGTCTTTCTTGTGCCGTTCCTCAGCAAGCGTGAACTTTTCAGACCATGCTCTATTCTCGGCTTGCGACTGTTCGAGGGCCGCCTTATAGTCCCCCAAGGCTTTCAATCGAGCAATTTCCTTTTCTTTTGCGACGATTACTGCATCCTTTTCCTTCTCGGCCTCGGTGGGTTTCCCGGCATTGGCAAGTAGATCGGCTATCTCTTTGGTTTTGTCTTTGATGATTTTATACTGGGAGGCAATCTCCGTGGTCAATAGAACATGATCGGCGTCGGTGATTTTCTTTAACTCTCGGTATTGTCCCTTGAGGACGGAATTCTGATCGTAAAGACTACATGAACGAAGGAATAGAATGGCAATAATGATTACTGCTACGCCAATCAAGCCGTATTTAATCAGTTTCTTTTTGTCCATTCTCTTTCTCCATCCCCTTGACGTTACTGAACGTCCTCACCGTCAAATACGCCCCGACAATCGCCGCCTGAAACCCGAATGTCTCAACGATAGGAAACGCCGGGAACACAACCTTGGCAATACCCTCGACTAACCCAAGGGCTAGACCAATGATGACCGTCTTAAATCTTGTTTGTTTTACCATTGTAAACTTGTCCTTTGTCCATGCCGTTTCCTATATGAACTTGGGCTATATGTCTGCAGGCCAACGCCGAATATTCCCAAGGCACTTATCGGAAGTAGGGACGGATCGTCTTTATAAACGTCAACCAAATCTTGTATGACGATAGGAATAAGCCTTTTTGCTACTTCGTCTGTAAGTTTAAATTCTCCCCCGAAAGCCTCTTGACCCTTTAATAGACTCAAGGCAAAAGAAAAAGGAGGAGATAGTTTATATTCTACCGCCGTTCTAAGAATGTCTGCCTGTGTTCTTGGTCTATATCCCTCTCCAAGCCTGGAAACCTTTCCGGTCGTGGAACTCACAACCTCGCCTGTGAAAAGTTGTCCGGCAAGCCTAGCATACTGCACAAATCCGCCCCACACATCGAACCGGGTATTCCCAATTATTATCTTCCCGAAATCAGCACTTCTCCAATCCGTTCCTACTTTGGCTCCGGCCATCTTTGCCAAACCCAGGATTGTTAATCCAGCACCCGTAGTAGAAACAAGTTGTCTAATTGCTTCGACCCTGGCAAATTTATCCAGCGTTTTAAAACGTAGGGGGTTAAGCAATACTTCAAATCTTGATATGGCCAATTTCGGAGAAAAGATTGTAGCGTTCAAAATGGGGGCATATCTTTCAAATTTTCCAAGCGAACCCCTTCCCGTTCCACTGTTGACTACCGTAGCAATACTTCTGGCGAGTTTGGGGTCATTGAATGGATCGCGTCCTTTATCAATGGCGCGTTTAACAAGGTAATCAAATGAATCCATCCGCAATCTGTTGGCAAATCCAGAATATGCCCTATTAGATGCCCTGGTCATTTGTCCCATGACGGGAACCCTTTCGGCAAGGTGGGACTGGAATGGTTCTTCCCTAGTTAAATATTCATGTCGTCCTTTTCCCGCAACGCGATCTACATATTTTTCCATTCCGGTTAAAGAAAGATCGGAATCCACGGCTAGTTTGAAAGTATCTCTACTGGCTAATTCTATATTGGAACCCTCAAGAAACTTCTCTTTTGCAAAATATTTAAATTGTTTTGGAAAAACTTTCCAGAAAATTACCGGATGAGTAGCCGCCATAACAACACCCTGCCGCAACCCGAAGGAAAAATCGCCCGATGCCATCCACGCTCGTGGGACAGACGCTATTTCAATTCCCAATTCTTTTAGTTTTGTGAAGAATGGCTTTGCGGTTTCTATGGTTTTAATAAAATCCGGCCCCAACACCTTTTCCAACATTCGTAATTGACTGGGTTGGGCAAGTTCGCCCTCGAAAATTCTCCGCAAACCATCTCCGGCATGAACCTTATTGAACGGAGAAAGCTCCGGCGACGTTTCGAGCATGTTATATATATTATCGACATGTTCTTGCGGGATTAATTGTCTAATCGGCTTGGCGGTTTCTGCCGGAAGGGGTTTACTTAGTATTCCGTATTTCTCATAAAGACCCGCTTCCCCGGAAAGTTTTTGTCCAACCTCCGTTAGGCGTGCCGCACGTTCTTGTAATTCGGCATGACGTAATTTTACTTGACTACGTATTAATTTTGGGGATTCTTTGATGACATTTTGAACAACGGAAAGCGAATCTTCATAGGGGGATTTCGGGGCCACAACCATCTTCATCTTCCCTGGTTCTTCTACGGATGGTTCTATCCCGGCCTGTCTGCCACGGAACGCCTCGGCACGACTGATGGGGCGGCCCGCATCGTCAACGAACTCTATCCCCAGACCCTTAACCTCACCCAGCCCCGGAATAACGGGCATCTGTTCCTTGGGGATTACTCCGGCGACATCGGGGATGGGTTGTTTTGGCGCAACCCCTTCCCCTGCCTTCTTAATCCCCTTATGTAAAGCCCCACCCGCCGCCAGCATCACGAGGTCAAGAGAACGATTCTCAACCGTCCCAATGGGGTCTTTAATAACATCGGCAATTAACTTCGGTGCCCAAAGAGCAAGATCGGCCATGTTCTTTAATGGTTCCAATGCCCCACCCACCCGATTCGCCTGCGGTTCCATGCCCATCTCTTTGGCCTTCTGTGCGGCGGCCTGTTCCATACCCCGTTCCATGATGTCATGGCCGGGACGACTTATCGCACCAACCGTCTTGTCGGCCAATGTAACCAGTCCTGGAACAAGACCTTTCGCTGATTTAGCAAGGTTCGATACGGTCTTTTTAAAATGCTCCGCAGTATCAACCCTTGCGATGTATTCCGGATCACTATACTTTTTAATTAAATCCTTAACGATATTAGTGGATGGAATCCTTCCGGCCTTAGTAGCCAGTTCCATCATCTCTCGCGGGGATTTCTTGGGGGGTATGGGCGGCGGCGTTGGCACGGAATCCCATATACCGGAATACTTGTTCTTCTTGAGCGGTTCCCCGGCAACGGTGTCTACCCGGGGAGACATGGGCGAACCCGGCACGTCCCAAAGTCCGGCATACTTATTCTTCCTCTCGGGGAGAACGATTTGAGGCTCCTCCTCCTCTCGGATTTCGTTCCCGTATTCATCGAGTGGCATCTTATTCCTCGCCGTATAGATCAAACCATCTCTTTAATTGATTCTTGTTGAATAGTTTACTTCCCTTAATAAGCATGGCAAGCTCATCTTTTGCCGCCAGGAAATTCGCGAAACTTCGGTATGTTGGCAATAAGTCTTCTTTAAATTTCCTATACATTTCATCGTATAAATCTACTGTATCCTGGTCATTGGCATCGGGAATCTCATCTTCTAGGTTAAGTGTGGACACCGTATGCTCTGGAGGCATATCTAACCGATAACCTTCTGGGCTAAATGGGGGTTGCCCACCACTATCTCCAATCATTTTCCTAAGATATTCTTTATATTTATTCTCATTTCCATCTATTCCCACAGCATTAAAGGAATCACTGCGGGCCTTGGCTACCAATCCTGAATTTGCTTGTCTTGCGGCGGCGGTTTTAGCCACGTTCACATTATCCTTGGCGGCCCTAATCTTTTCCATCGCACCCTCTCGCGGGGTCATCCAACCGCTTGTAACGGCCTTGTCAATCTCCGCGTATCTCAATCGGGTTTCACTGGGTTCTCTTGGCTCTCTCGGTGCCCGATGTGCAACCTCGATATCCATTTTTCCGTGTTCAAGTTCTAGCGTACTTTTTATTTTTGCCGCTTTCTCTTCGAGTGTCTCAAGCCCCAATGCCTTGTTTCTGACTTGCCCTTCCGTCCATGTTGGGTTAGCCGACCAAATTTCCTTAACCTTAATTTCATATGGAGATGGTTCCAATAACTTCCTTTGTCTTTCGGCCTCCTCGTCCGCCAACCGCTGTGCTTCTAAATCTACGCGCCGCTGTTCAAAACCAAGTTTCCTTTCCTCAACGCCAGCTTTTCTACGTTGTTCTTCTTCCGCCCTTCTTTGTTCCTCCTGCCCCTGCTTATGGGCGAGTAAATTGTTAAGTGTATTCCTTAGTGCAAATCCGAAGTCCGTCCCCGAACTATACGGGTTATACGCCATCCCCCCAAGCCAGTCGGCTTCCTGCGGACTTGGATCATATCCCTGAATTGATTGATATCTGTTGTATGCCATTTAAGTCCCCCATTAAGTATAGAACTGGGTGTTCTGAGCGGGATATTGTTGGTACTGTCCGCCAAAATTAGCATAGGGCAAAAGTTGTCCGGCAATCCCCAACATGTTCTCCCCGAAACTAGGTTGATACGTCTGTGGCGTTCCGTAGGCAGACTGACCGCTGGCCTGTAATGCCCCCTGCATCCACGGAGGGTTATACATCTGATTCATCATGTTGGACTGTTGGTTGAACATATTATTTCCACTTTGCTGTAGTGCCTGCGCCGCCTGCATCGGGGCCTGGAACTGCAAAGACCCGATATTAGCAAGACCACCCGCGCCCGTAAACATATTAGCCGTATTCGCTAATCCAAGGTTGGCCTGACCTTGACCGAGATTAGATAAACCGGTCATGGATTCCATCATCCTCTGTCGTGCCGCCTCGTCCGCACTAATTTGCCTACCTGCAAAATCAGCCGTCAAATTCTGAAGTCCGCGACCCGTCTGTTCGGCGATGTTTGTAAGTAGAGGACTTGACCATCTCATCCCACCCATCCCCGCCTGTTCAGCCGCCTGCTTTGCGTAATCAGACATCTGGGTTTGGAATACGGGTTGCTGAGCATTCCACCATCCCGTAACATCTACGGGTTGGCCTCCGGGTAACATCTGATTATAGGCGTTCTCAGCCGTACCCCATGCCGTCGGTGCCGCCTGTGGAGCAGACGCATACCCATATAGGTCTGCCGCCCTAGACCACTGATCCATGCCCGGAGCGTTAAAGGTCTGTTGCGGCATCGTAAATGAGGCGTAAGGGTCTTGTTGTCCCGCCGAAGGAACGGCCCCCGTGGGTTGTTTAGTTGTGTTAAACTTACTCGTATCAATCAAAATACACCTCCCTCAATAGGCTGGAAATCTCATGCCCGGAAACGGAGCAGACTGATTCCAACTCCAGTCGTTCTGATATGGGCTATGTGGATTGAGGGGCATTTGCTGTGGTTGCGGTTGAGGCTGTTGGAACTGTGACATATACGGATTGCCCGTAAACCTACTTGCGGGAATACTGGATTGCTGTCCGTATCCCTGCGTGGGCTGAACATTTGTCCCATATTGGGCTTGCCCCCCACCGAACATCCCCGGAATCCCCATCATGGGTTGCTGATACATCGACTGTATAGAACTGTGTATGGGTATCGGAAATTGTCCATAACTCTGCATGGGTTGCGGCACGAATGGTTGTTGGCCCCCAAACCCCTGGCCCACACCGCCAGAACCGAACGGTCCGGTTGTCTGAAACCCGCCCCCCCCCATTCCGGGAAACTGCATTTTCGGGGATGGACTGGGCATACCCGGCATATTCGGACGCGATTGTTGTCCGTAAGCATTTCCCGCTTGTGATCCTCCGGGATAGGGTTGCCGAGACCGCTGAACACCCTGGGTCTGGGGTCTATTCGGCCTGACGGGGGGCCGATAACCACCTCCCCCGTCACTATTACCAAATTGATTCATCATCACTTCCTCCTATTCAAAAAAGTTCGTCATACTTTGTGCTTAAGTAACTTGCCATCTTTTCATCCCATGCCTTTTTCATCCGGCTAAATCCGGTTTCTAGGGGCAGTGATGGATTATGAACAAAACGCCGCATACTGGCCTGCGTCGGGTTTTTGGGGGGTAGGTTTTCAAATCGCGCAGTCCCCAACCCGTCCTTACTGAACTTACTTATATCTATCATTGTCTCTGTGGAACCCCCGTACCCTTTGCCGCCGCCATCTGTGCAAGCCACGGAGGCATCCCACCCTGACCCATTTGCCGTGGGGGTTGTGGCATACCACCGCCACCATGGGGCATACCGGGGGGCATACCAGGCATCATGCCCTGCATTTGTGGCTGTCCCTGCATTCCACCCTGCGGCATCTGCTGTATTCCATAGTGCTGATATGGCCCACCCCCATACGCATTAGACAGGATGTTCGCGCCCTGGAACATCTGGCTATTCATAGGCGTATACGGAGAAGGTTTCCCCATCATACTTTGATAGTACTGATTGATGGAGTTCTCCAAGCCCTGTGCCGCCGGAGCCTTCGTGCTCGTATACTCCGTTGGTTTCTTTTTCTTGCCAAAAAGACTTCCCCCCACACCCAACAAGGCCGATATGCCTGTTGCAATCGTTGGTATTGACATCTTTCCCTCCTAGTCCTCGCGCCTTATTTTCCTAAGCATGAAGGCTGTGTAAAATTTTCCGTCAAACCTAAAACCCATAGCTTTTGTTCCCTCTTGTTTAAAACCGCAAATCTTTCCCATTTTTACCATCCGTTCATCTACGGTCTCTACTTCCATCCTTTTAATGTGGTATTCCTGCATGAAACGGTCGGTCAGCTCTGCCAAACCCCGTGCCAACGTAGCCCCCCAAATAGTCGGGTTCCATATCTTGAACAATACTCCGCATTTATATTCAGGCATGATGTTCGTAAACCCGATCAGCCCATCGAATCTTCCAATCTCGTAATAAACATGGAACGGACGAAGGGCCGGTTCAATAGCATACGGGAATAAGTGTGCCATCAACTCGAATACCTTCTGCGGACTCCTGAGTTCATCGGGGATATACAGAAATCCTGTGGCAAATTTATTGGCTATGAACTGGAGTTTCTCAATCGTCGGGGAAAAGAGATGGAGCAATGGTGAGGGACTTTTAAGATAATTCAGGTCTAAATTCATTTATATACTCTAATGCCTTTTTTCCACGCATCTGACGCTGGCGGGAATACGGCGTAAATCGAATCAATATGAATCCAGGTGCCGATGTCTTTAACGACCTCCATCCTTAATTCTGGATGAACCATTTCCACGATGAGTCGTAATTCTTCCACTTCGGCAACACTATTGCGATCTAGGTCTAGGGCAAGTCCCCAGAGATGGGCAGAAAGCAACTCTCCTCCGATGGCATGATTGTGCGCCGGGCAACGGTAGCCGCTTGAAATTACTATCGGTTTTCCAAGTTCCAGTCGGATGTCCTCAAAGTCCTCAAAGAACCATTCATAACACGTCGGGATTTCCCCTCCCCGAAGTGCCGGAGGAAGGGCACCGCAACATTTACAGCGGTACTCATTCTCGGATATATGAGGACTGATAATCATTTTGGATACTTGCCCCAATTTTTAGGCCGGTTGCCCCATTTTTTGTAATATGCCGTACTTATTGCTTTGAATGTTTCGACGTGGCAGTTCAGGTCCGGCCCGTGTGGGATATGCTCGAAGTGGACATTCGGGTGCCGCCCTATCACGTATGTCACCATCTTGCCCCATGTCGCGGCTGAGGGTCGATAGCGTTTCCGCGCATCCACGTCGCACTTGCTGTCGCCGTTATAAACCGCATCGTCCGATACTAGAGCTACGCAGGCAGACTTAAAAGTATCCAATGCCTTAGCAAGTATTGGCCCGTAGGGACGTTTGGCATCCGGCGGATCACACGGCCCCCCGCAACTGTGGATGGGACGGATGGCGGCCATATATCCCGGCAGACCTGCGTTGATAAACGCATCAAGGACATCGCTCTGATACGAATTGGTAAGGCTGAAATCTGCTCCGACGACCAACCGCTTGAAGGCGAACTTCTTGGCCCGAATGAATGGACAGATAACCCGCGCCACGAAGTCGGGAAATCCGGAATAGACCATCTCGTTGCCGAGCGACCAGACCACATCAAAATTCTTGAACTCCGCGAGGCACTTGGTGATCCAAGCCTTCGTGTGTTTATCGGCGGCCTTTTCCTCGGGTCGCAAGATGCCCTGTACGTTGTTACACCAGGGGGACCATTTCTTGTAGGTTCCGTGGAATTGGCAATTGTCGAACAGGTCGAACATCACGGACATATTGACCGCGTTCGCCAGCTCGAATATCCGGCGCATGATAGGGAAGTATTGGGCGTGGAACGCCGACAGATTCCACTTATTCCGCGATGTGTCGAGGACGTAAGGTTGGAATACTTCTTTCTTGCTCTTATAATTAGCCCAAACATCCGCCGGAAAGATGCGGACGAAGTTTGCACCCGCATTGGATACGGCATGGAATTCCTTGCCCAAGCCGGTCTCGTCCAGGGTAAACTTTACCCCGTCGAATGAACCGAAATTCACCGGGGACATTGGGACAAACCCTCCCCAGCCCATCCCGAATTTGTCGTCAGCGAACATGATGTTTCCTCAATAAAAGAATTCCTCTTATTGCTACGGCTGTCTGAATAATCGCGCCGGGAACGATAATCAAAAGTCCAATGGTTTCCGGCACTGACGAAACCAGAAAAGATATGGCTATAATCTCAAGGATGGTAAATACCCATGCCCGCGCATCGTTGGCGACAATCCACTTCATTAGGGGGTTCAGTTCCTTGAATCCGTGATGCAGGGCGAAAAGAGTCGTCGCCGTATCGGTCATTCGGGCGAGTGCGAAAAGGATGATGATGTATATCATGCGTTTTCCGCAATCCAGTCGTTTACCGTCTTTGCCTTCTGGTACTTCGCCACGAGTTGCGTCATGGACATGGACGGGTCTTCGTCGAACAGTAGTTTCAGGTCGGCCCTTTTTTCGGGGTCGTCCAGTACGGCGATTTTCAGGGTTTCGAGTTCGGCAAATACGCGACTGTACTTGTCGAGTGCCTTCTGAAGGTGGAAGAACGCCAGTAAGATTCGCTCTCTTGTTTGCCAAGATTCTTGTGTTGCCATGATTTCTCCTATGCCGCCGCAATTAAGCCATGCGCTATCATCGCGTCCCGCAGGGCATCAATGACCCCATCGGTTGTCGCATCCCCCGAATTGATAGCATCATCGCACCGCGCATCTATGACCCTATTGGATACCACCTGCACATCATCGACCTTATAGACGCCGGTTGCGTTGATATTGCCGTCCACGTCTAGGGCTTCGGCAGGGGCGGGGTCGTTGATGCCGACGTTGCCGGTTTTTAATATCGTAATCCAATTAGTATTGTTTGTTCTTATGTTCAAATTATGATTTGTAGCCATTCCAAATGCGCTGTTATCTCCTGATGCATACATAAAGAAATTACCGGTTGCTCCGCGTACTTCCAATTGTGTTTCAGCAGTAATGGTTGTCCCGCCATAAGCATGTGCTAATGTTCCAGCTTGTAAGCCGGAAAACGTCGGGCTGTCAGCCGTCGTCAGACCAGTTATGTCTTTTTGAGCTATTAAAACATCGTCAATCTTATATCCACCGGTAACATTTATATTGCCGTCCACGTCTAGTTTCTCAGCAGGGGCAGGGTCGTTGATGCCGACGTTGCCGCCAAGGGGATTGAGAATTAACGGAAAAGACGCCCCCGAATTGTTACTTTGTTTTACCTGAATCCACATTCCATACGGGTCGGCAACGTATGCCCCAAACTGCACCTCATTAGTTATTGCGCCTTGAGTTATTGTAAATATTCCATTGTCAGTAGTTAGCGACGGCGTGTATGTCTCAACTGCCCCCTCGTAAACGTGCAATCTCGTTCTTGGTGCATATACCGCATTTACGCTAATCTTCGTTCCGTCCGTATAGATAACGCTATTCGCTAGCCCAGTCGCGTCAGCAACGTGATACGGAACATACCCGTCCGTCAACCCGCTCAGTTTTACCGTCACAAATATCGGGGAAGAGGCCGTCGTCAGGCCCGCCACCGCCGCCTGATTCAGCGTCGCCCACAACGGAGCCGTCGTCACACCACCGCTCGCCAGGTACGACCCGACCGCTACATCCGCCAGTTTTGCTACAGTCGTCGTCCCGTCGCCATAGAGCATATCGCCAACAGCAAGGGCCGGAAGATGATACCCGTCCCAGAGGCCCGCATTGAGGTTCGTGCAGACCGTCGTGGAGGTGGGAGCAAATGGAGCCGTACCGATAGCAAGGGATGAGATAAACTGATCTTCGGTCGTTATATTGCTTACCGAGTAAAATCCATAGTTGGTGTCGGCCCCGGTTACGGCAGGAAGATAGAATCCGTAGTTTTTCGTTCCGGTTCCGGTACTTCCCGTAAATGTTCCGGTACTGGCGACGTAAAGACCATATTTATTTATCCCGTCAAATGCGGTATTTGTCGCTATGTTATCTATATATAGGCCATATGTATCAATTTCCTTTTCCCCATACTGATGGACGTGAAGTCGCCCAATTGCATACGTCTGTCCTATGGCGACATCTACCTGATAGGTGTCCGTCCCGCCAAGAACCAATGTGTTATCCCTGGAAACTCGCGCATAAGCCCCTATCGCTATCCCGTTTTCTATTTCCGGCAAAGATAGATTTGAATTGTATCCATAAAGACAGTTGAGGCTCCCGGATATCGGTGCATCTCCCGCCGAAGCCCCGACTATGGTGTTCCCACTTGCCGTTCCAGCGGTTACCGTGACGGATAGTGATTTCGTTCTTGTCAGTTCATATATCTCTGCCCATTTCCCGATGAAGAAAGACCCCTTGTATTCAACGAAATTCCCAGATATATAGTGATCTTCCGTCGTTATACTGTTGTCGCATTGGACATAAGCCGAATTTTCATCGTCCCAATAATATAATTTCACATAATAATCCGATGCCGCCTGAATAACAAACATCGAATAAAATATTTTCCCATATTCTATTGATTCGTAACAAAGTCCCTGATCGGCAAGGGTAGCAACGACACTCCAATTTGTTATATCCGTTGAACGATAAACCCTGCAGTCATCTTCATAGTTTCCGCTAGTATCAATTGTATTCGCCGTGACAATAACAAAATTCCCATCGGTAACAACGCTGGAAAGAACATAATCGTCATTCAGGACTCCGGAATCATAGACCTTCGTAAACGTCGTTGTTCCGGCTTGCCAGACTTGCCAAGACCAAGAAGAATTTGTAGTGTTATAAACTGAAGCAAAAAGATATAGAACATCATTAAATTCAAGCCATCTATTCGCTAAAAATCGTCCAATATAGTTCCCGTTGATTGCCGGAAGATAGGTAGGCGTACCATAGTACAAATAACTTGCGTGAGGGTCTGTCCCGCCATCGTAATCAGTAACGGCGTTATATGTCGTTCCGTCTGCCGTCCAGTAGGCGACCCTTCTACCTGGAGTGCTCGGGGTAACATCCGTAAGAATCCATAATTTCGCGCCGGAGACAATCATCGGGCCAGCAAGTTGATTGTTCTGCGATACCGATGTTAATGCCGTAGTTACCGTATTCCCGTCCCAAACCTGGAGTCTTGGGTTTGAACTTGCGTTATACCAGTTTATATATAATTTATTGGAAAATTCCACACCACAGAAACCCTTGTAATGGGCAACGCCGTCTATGGAAAACCACTCAGCCCAGTTTACCCCATCCACGCTTTTTAGAAAATGGGTATGCCCCGAATGGATCTCCCTTGAAATTAAATAATCACCAAATTTAAAAAGATTATAAGAAGAATTATATGAACTCGTTTTTCGTAACGTAAACTGATAATCAACATCTGGGTCTATTGTATATGTCGTTCTTAAAAATGTTCCGCTTCCAGAACCGACCGATACATTTGCCGAGGCTGTCGTTGAATAATATCCCGCCTGATAACCCAAATAAGTATCATTTCCGCCCGTGGCATCTCCACCGGCTATTACATCCAGACCCAGAAACGTATTTCCCCCTAATCCCTCGCGCCACCCCCACGACAAAACCTCTTCGTCGCATTTAAACATCTCATAAAGAACACCATCCATCGGAAATACAAAGGGGTTACCGCTAGGATTAATAATATCTCCAAGGTTTATGGTGAAGTCGGCCATCACCAGTTTGGACCGCAACTTAATCAGATAATCCCTAACCTCATCCAGACTTTTAAACCCGAATGGATATGGAAGATTGGCAAGACGTCGTGCCGGTTTTGCGGTAGATACCGCCGATGGAACTACGGCTAAAACTATGGCGGTATAGTCGGAATATCCGGTAGCATTGTGCGCCCGAACCCTAAACCAAACCGATGCACCCTCGGTTAATCCGGTCGCCCCATAAGTTACGACACCCGCCGCAACTGTCGCAATCTCCGCAAAACCACTTATCCCCGGCGCGGTTGTGCTTTTTTCTATGTGAAAATCGAGTTCATTAATGGAGTTATCCGTCCACGCAAGTGTAGCAGTCGTGGCCCCACTTATAGTTACCGTGAGGTTAGACGGCGGCGCGGGAACAGCATCGGGTGGCGGTAATGGCGGAGAAGTGGTCGTTGCAACCCATGCTTCGTATGCCTCTCTAATCTTGGCGATGGTTGCCGCCTGACAAGCGGCGGATAAATCATCATACCCCGCAGGACAATGTTCAAAACTCAGACGCTTATTATCGGAACCATTGGCGGCCCCGTAAGTGGTTAAAACATCGAGGGCGGCGGTGTACCACTGCGCGGCAGATGGTCTGGCTCCACCTGGTATTTTATCGCACGTCGAAGTTCCCGAATAACAACCGTCATCGCTGAACAACATCCGTGCCTGGGTTCCCGACCAAGGCGTATATCTTGCTTTATAACCAGATGATGTCGGTCCTTCGTGAGCCTCCATGATGACCTTGTTTCTAGTCGTATCATTGGCAAGATAGGCCCTAACCGTAGTCGTCATGGCCGCCGTGTAAGTTCCGTATGTCAACTTGTCCGGGTCTAATGTACCGGCATCAACCAGGGGGTGAATGACCGCATTGAAAAGACCCGGAAACCCGGCATTGTTCATCTCGTTCCCAGGAGACCAAATCATGGACTTGCCGGAAAACTCAGAAAGATATTTATCAATCAACGCGTCATAATAGGGACGGGCATCCGTATCAAAAACAGTATCTATTCCGTTGTTATTTGAATACCATGGAGAATATTTTTTGGTCGTCGCTTTGTGGTATACGCAGTTGTCGGCAAAACATTGAATGGTTGTCAATCCCAGGGAATTTTCAATATTTATCGCCTCACCAACGGTATCAAAATACGCCTCATTAAAATCATCCAAATCCCATCCGACACTCTCGGAAACGTATCTGTATTCGCAAAACTGGCCCTTCTTTCCGTCAGGGTGGGCATCCCATGCGCCCGCGCTAGGAATTCTGCGGATGGCGTTTGCTCCGGCACCCGCGATGGCCTTGAGGTGTTCCTTGTATTTTGTTTTATTAAATATCCACCTTGTGCCGTTATAATAGTTAAATCTAGGACCGGGACAACCAAGACCCCCGAGAAGTCCATAGACAATCCAACTTTTATCAGTAGCAGACACGGTTGTTTTCCCTAAATATTAAAATGTTCGCCCCTGACGAAAAACTCTATCTCAAATGCCAACCATAAAAAGGTTCTTGCCCTTGCGGGTTTGACGGTTACGGTATCAAGATCGAAAGCCCCTGCCGCTGTCGGAGTGAAAACCAATCCGCTGGTTGAATTAACGGGCGTTATGGTTTCCGTATAAGTTCCGTTTGCCGTCCTCTGCGTTCCATCTGTTCCGCCCAGGGATACCGTAACTCCGCCCGCACTATAAGAACTGATGGTATAGACCACGATATATGGGAAACCGGGCGTCGTCGACATCGCCTGCGTCATAGTCGTAACCGTCGATGCCGACCTGCGAACATCATTGGTTTCATATGCCCAACCAGCCCCAAGTGTCCAATCAGTCGTGACCCCGGTAAACGTCCCGTTAGAAACCAGGTCGGTTATGGCGGATAGGCAATCTACTTTAAATGTAAAATTAAGTCCGGTAACATACTCACTATTCATAAAGTAAAAGTCTTGCGTCTTTACCCGCCCATCCCCGGTTCCAACCGTTGCAGACGATGTACTCCAATTTATCCCGCCATCGTTACTGATATAAGCGGTAATCGGAGTATCCGCATCAATGTCCTCGTAAATCAAACGAAGTTTTCTAATCGTTTTCATCATCCCCGCAATATCCGGGTGTTGATCCGTAAAGTCCAAGTCTTTTGTTCTTATATAGGATGAAACCGGATACTCGTTATCGGCGTGAGTCGTATCAAATTTATGTATGGCCCCATCGGTAGCCACCACATCAAAAGTATTGGTCAAAACATCTGAAAGCGTCACGGTTGTGGGAACCGTAATGACCGGGGCTTTAATAATAGTTGCATTGACCGTATCTATAATCAAGATATCCTGATGCCCGGTATTTGAAAGTGTTATCGGATAAGTTTCAGTATCCGGGTCATTTGTGGCTACGG